GTGTGCAAAATCATTTTGACCTTGCTCATTGCTTCGTGGTAGTCTTTCGCTTTGACCTTGATTTCTACGAGATCGTCGTGTTCAAGACCGAGGTAAATGGCAAATACGTAAATTCTCATTGGCTTTCCTCCTCGTTCATTTCGCGCTCGATTGCATCCTTATGGTCGGCGAGGAACTTAATCAGCCCTCTGTAATCGGTGTAGGAGAGGTCTCCGCTTTTGATGTGTCCGAGGACCTCGACGAGCCGCTTGATTTCGGAGATCGCGTTCGCTCTGGCTTGGTCGGTGTGGTACAGCCTCCTCTTTTGGAGGTGCGGTCTTGCGATGGCTCTGTACGCTTTGGTCTTAATGGTATCGTAGTGCTGACGGTCGATGATGCTTTCGCTGTTGATGGCTTTTGCGTCTGCAAGCTGCATAATGGTTTTGAGTTCTGCTTTCGTGAACATTGTTATTCCTCCGTGTTCGGTTTGTGGTCGGCTAAAATGCCTTTGTCGATAAGAAATTCGGTCTCCGCGTCATAGCAACCGTCTTTCCAATATTCTCTTGGGTGTTCCAGCAACATTTTTGAGTGCGCGAAATTCGGCTCGAAAATGTGTTCCCGGTACAGCCACATTTCAACGGTCTTGCGTTCTCCCTCGTGAGGCTCATCGCGCAAGCCTATCCATTTCTGCGCGTAGTTGTCGACGGGAATTTCTACCTTTACTGTCTGCTTACCCGTGCGCTTTGATGTGCCAAACTCCCTGACGATGCCTACGGTAAACAGCCAGCCGTTCCAGCCCCTGCGCAGGGGTGCAAATTGCCTCTTTGGTATTTGCACCACCTGACCGACTTTGAGTTCTCCTGCGAGTTTCTTCATCGTCTCTCCTCCTGCCCGTTAGGGTTTCTTATAATGGTCGTGAGTCTTTCGGCGAGCGCATCAAGCTGCGCCTGAATTGCTGTGGTCTCGCGGTGCTTGCGTACCGCTGTCTGGAACGCTTCCGACTCCGGGTGTTCTGCGTTCTCTACGATGGCTTTCGCCGCCGCGCTGTTTTCGCTGTCGTTGTTAATGCGCTTCTCGAACACGATGTGCTGGAGCGTTTCGATTTCATCGGGGGTAAGGGATTTTGCGATGGCTTCATCGAGTGCCGTCTTGTATGCGTCTGCGAGGTCGTTCGCGGCTGTTACTGCGTCCTTTGCGGCGGATACGTGGTCGCTTGCCTTGCGGAGTTCCGCTTCGAGGTCGCTGATTTTCGCCTCTGCCGTCTGCCATCTGTCGTACATACTGCACGCCCAGTCGTTTTCGATGTTCTCTGCCGCGTCTTCGATACAGCCCTTAAAAGCGGTTGCGATGTAGCTGTCGTTGCCGAGGGTGAAAATGATGCGCTTGATTTCTTCGAGGGCTTCGCGCTCCTGCGCCTTGCTTGCCTGATAGCCGTCTCCGAGTGCCACGATGCTGATGATTTTCGGCTTATCTGCGTGGCGGTAAATCTCGTTGAAGTCTCTGCGCGCCGCCTTTTCGTCTGCGGCGTAGATGGTGTCGGTGAACTGTGTTCCGTTCAATCTCTCTGCGGTGATGTTGTATCTCGTCATTTTCTTTTCCTCCTCAAATTCTGTTCAGGGTTTCGGTTGCTTTTTTGAAGCACGTTGCTTTGCCGGTGTTACCGTACTCGCGTCTGGCGATGCGCTTTCCTGTTGCGGTAAGTGCCGTGTATCTCACACAGTTGTCGTCCAAGATGCAGATTACTTTCGCTCCGCTTACCGCGATGCCCTCGTAATACTCGTTGAACATATTGCTTTCGACCTTTTTGAGTTCTAACATTTCGTTCTCCTTTTCTGTCCCGATTTGGGGTGTTTGTTTTCCTGACACCCTAATTATAGTCCCTTTTGGGGACATTGTCAAGAGGTTTTTTGAAAATAATTCACAAAAATTGAAATATTTTTTTGTGAAAGGTGTTCAAGCCTTACAAACTCTTGATTTTTGACTGTCTCAAAACGGGGCAAAGGACTCTAAAAAAATAGCGCGCCCTGCCGCCGAGCTTCTTCAAAGCTGCTTCGCGCCGCAGTCTGGGTCGTGCCTTGCGTACATTCTCCGCGTAGGCAAAGCCCTGTTTTTCATAGGCGCGTGCAACGATGCCGAGTACGGTGTCGAGTCTGGCGGCGGTCTCCGCATCGAGCCTGCAGGCGATTTCGTCCATCATAGCCTGCGCCTCGCGCTCCGCGTCTGTTACCTCCTCAACAACTCTGTGAAGATCGCTCTCCTCGTAGGTCGCGTAAAGTTCCTTGTAGTTAGACATAATAATGCTCCTTTCAATTAAAACGGTTGTTTTTACTCGTTTCCTCTTGACAGGAGCAGTTCTTTCTGCTATAATATTATGCAGAAAAGCCCCTTGAAAGAGGTGTTTTTCCACCGTGATTTCGCTGCTGTCCGCCAAGAGAGAAGCGAGATTACGGTTCTTTTTTGTTATTTGTTTTCGTTTGCGGAACTCAACAGCATTTTAATCGCTCTGCGTACCGCTTCGCCTTTTGAAATGCCGTGTTTCTCGCAATAGTCTCGTAGTGCGATTTCCGTGCCGATGTCGACGCTTACGCCAAATTCGACGCTTTTCGGATTGGTTGATTTCGGTCTTCCCATTCTGGGGTTGTCAGTTTTGCGTTGATAAATAATTTTTTCCTCCTATCTCTTGCCTTTTTCGTTTTTCTGTGGTATAATGGTTAAGCCGTTGGAACGGCGGTGGCAAGTACCGCCGTCCATTGGCTCCGCACCGAGCCTTGCTTATTTATTGAGCAAGGCTCTCACTTTTTCGACCGCTTCTTCGAGCGTCTTGCACTCTCGAATGATGTCGAGGATTTTCCGCGTCTGGTTTTCCTCTGCAAGTTCTCGAAGTTGCTCACCTAAGTTCATTTCGTCTTCCATCGGCTCTCCTTTCTGACACCTGCCGTCGTATTAGCCGTCTCTCAACGACCATACTAATTATACTTTATTCGGCGGAAAAAGTCAAGTAGTTTTGGAATAATAATTTGAAAAATGTAAAAATATTTTTCCTGCGGTTGACGGTTGGTGCTTTTTGTGGTATAATGTGGGGTATCGAAAGGCGGTGACGACGTGAAAACTTTCCTAAAAATCTGCTTGTTTATATGCCTCTTTCCATTCTCTTTGCTCTACTTCGTTTTCAAGAAAAAGCCGAAAAAGACGCACAAGGTTAATGCCAGCGCAGAAGACGAGCATTTCGACCTAATGCCTAAAATTGACGAGCTTTATTCCTCCGTGATGTATTCAAAGGATTACACCGGAAGAAAAGCAAAGCAATTAGAAGAACTCTGTAAGCGAGACATCTCGCTCGCTCCTGCTGTTTGGCGGTGTATGAAGCGCGATTCTCCGTCTTTGCGCTCCCGTCCCACATATCCATCTTACCGCCAACTTGCCACTCTCTACGAGCGCAGAGGAGATTATGAGAACGCTGTGGAAGTCTGCAAAAAGGCAATCCGCGACGGCTACAACGACGACGGAACGCAAATGAAAATGTCTGGCAGGCTGGAACGCATCAAAAATCGAGCCGCAAGCAAATGACGCGCAGAAAGTCAAAACATTGTCATTGAAAATTGCACTTTCAGTTGACAAGATAATAATGGCAAACAAAAGCCCCTGTACCGAGACCGTAAAAGTCTTGATACAGGGGCTTGTTTATGTTACTCGGTCTGCTCTCCCTCCGCGTCGGGAGGGTCTTCCGTGTCGCATACCTTTGTGCCATCGAGCAGAACGCCGACCGCGTCGCCTACGTCCTCAATTTTATTAACGGTCTTTTCGTCTGCTCCAAACGCCTCCGCCGCTTTCGCTGTTGCGTCCGTGACGGTCTTCAAAGAAGCTGCGTCGAGTTTGCCCTCGATTACGCAGTACACGACGGTCACGACCGCCATAACAAGCCCTGCAACAGCGTCCACGATGGCGTGGTCGCCCACGATAATGGCGATAATCGCGGCAAGGTTTGCGATAAGGGTCAGCAGGAATTTACGGCTGGTAAACTTCTTGATAATCTGTTCCTTTGTCATTTTGGTTTCTTCCTTTCATAATTTCGTGTGTGCGTGCGCGTTACGCGCCGCCGTTGATAATGAGCGTCAAGATCGCGCCGAGGATTGCTCCAACGACCGCCGCGATGCTGGCTTTGATAAACTCACGTTTATATGCCTTTGCGTCGTTCGCCGGGGCGAGTTCGATGCCCTCGACTTTCTCCTCGATTTTCGCGATTTTCGCGTCCGTGCTTCTCTGGGTTTCGGTCTGGTGTCTCTGTTCGGTGGCGAGGACTTCAACCGCCGTCGCCATACGGCTCATATTGTGATTGAGTTCGCTGCGCTCCTGCTGCATTTCGTCGATACGGTGCGTGTTCGACTTGGAACGGTCGCGCGCCTCAATCGCAATAACTGCCACTTCGTCGATTGTCATAGTCGTCTCCTTTCTGCGCGTTTCCAAAGCAAGGTCGAGCCAGTCGCTGTATCTGGCTTCGATGTCTGCTTCGAGTGCGTCGCTGTATCTAACACAGACGTGCAGTTCGACGGGACCCGTCTCCGCGTCGTCGCAACTGTTGGCGAGGTCGGCGCGGAGAACGACGGTACACATTTCGTCGCCGTCGTTATGAATGATGTGAAATCGCTTCATAGCTGCGGTCTGGTGTTATTCTTTTGGCTTTTTGGGGAATGTTACGTTGTAGGGGAAGCCGTCCTGCTTCGTGATGTCACGGAGTTCCTGACGGTATTTCGCCCAACTGCCGACGACCATTGCCGCGATTGCTTTGAGGAAATTGAGCCACGCGGTAAAACTCGTTCCCGTAGGTGCTTCGAGTCCGAGACGGTCAAGCACCATTTCCTTGTCGCTCTCGGCGAGCAGCTTGTCTCTGGCGGCTCTTACCTCCGCCGCTGCGCGGTCATAATCTTCCGATATTGCCTTGTTGAGCCACATCTCGAAGTTCGCCTCGATGCGCTTGTTAAGTGCTTGCGAGACGGGTACAATCAGCGTATATTCGTCCGCCGTGTACTGCACGCCCTCCTCGGTCGTTACCTCCTCGATGTTCTGGCGGAAGCAGATGATTTTCTGCCCTGCGTCTCCGTCTTTGATTTCATACGCCTGCGGACGCTCCGCAAAGTTTGTTTTTGCTCGCATTTGAAATTAACCTCCTGCATTGTTTTTGGTTGATATAGGGATATACTCGCTCCATCTTGAAATTGTAACTGTTGCAATGCTTCAAAATACCCAAATAGGAGACGACTCCCATCTCCATATGTACGCTCATTCGCTCTTTCGCCCGGCGCATCTTTCGCGCGATGCGGAACATAAGCCGCTTTGCAAGCAAGGTGAAGCCAACGAAAATGCGGTACGAGAGAAACAGAATGCCTCTCACTT